GCTGACCATCAAGAACAAGCTCGGGTGCGTGATCTCCACGAAGTACCCGAGGTTAAACAACCCATTCGAGGATGAGATCGCTTATGCGAAGAAGATCCTGGACGGTGTTGTGGAAGACGACACAGTATTCGCTCTGCTATATGAGCCAGATAATACCGTGGACTGGATGACGGATGACACCATCCTGATGCACGGCAACCCGCTTGCGCTGGACGTTCCGGAGATCTGGGAAGATCTACTGCAGAAACGCTCTGCAGCCATCGAGGTGGAGAGTCGGCGGGAGAACTTCCTGTGCAAGCACTGCAACATCATGTACCAGGGAGCTGGTACAGAGACATACATCCCGGTTGAGGACGTTTTGAAGTGCAGAGGCACTATTGACTGGACCGGTCGGGAAGTGTACCTGGGGGTGGACCTGTCCATGACCAACGACAACACGGCAGTGGCCATGGTCTCCTTCGACGAAGCGACGGAGAAGATCGTGGCGAACGTGGTCGGATTCATCCCGGCCGGACGCATAGACGAGAAGAACCGTGCAGAAAAGATAGACTATCGGCGTTATATCGCAGCGAAAAACTGCATAGCCTGCGGTGACAGGACCATCGACTACAGCGAGGTGGAGCACTTCGTCATGGATATCGAGTTCAAGTACGGAGTGACGGTCTGCGGTATCGGTTTCGACCGCTACAACTGCCTCTCATCCGCTCAGAAGTGGGAAGAGGCCGGTCTTCCATGCACAGAGGTCAAACAGCACTCCTCGGTGCTGCATCCGGCGACAAAATGGCTCTCAGAGATGATCATCGACGGCAATTTCGTCTATGAGAAGAATGAACTGCTGGAGATCAACTTCGAGAATGCCAGGTGCACTTACGATACCAATATGAACCGCTATGTCACGAAGAAAAAGTCCACCGGCAAGGTGGATATGGTCGTGGCTTTAATTAATGCGGTCTACATGCTCCAGCAGAACACCCTGTTCGGGGACATGCTGGACTGGACCGTGCAGGTCATTTAGGAGGTGAAAGAGAAAAATGGCATTGTTTAGACGCAGTGTTCCGGAGGCAGGACCTAATGCTGAGGGCACTATTCTGAACGAAGAGAGCCTTGATCCGATGCTGAGGGCAGCACTCGGAGCTGATGTCATCACGGAGAAGGAGGCCCTGCAGATCCCGGCGGTAGCAGCTGCAGTGAATTTCATCTCCTATACCGTTTCGGGGCTCAAAATACGGCTATTTAAGAGCGAAAACGGGGAAACGGAAGAGATCCTTGACGATTACCGGCTCCGGCTCTTAAATCAGGAAACCGGCGACCTTTTGGACGCATACCAGATGAAGGCAGCCCTGATCAAGGACTATCTGCTGGCCGGGAACGGCTATGCGTTCGTAAACTGGAAAGGCCGGAAGCTGGAGGGGATCTACTATGTGGATCCTGTGTACGTTTCCTATAATTCCCCATTGGATCCGATCTTCAAAAAGACGGAATTCATCATCAACGGGACGAATTACAGGGATTATCAGCTGATGCGGGTGCTCAGAAACACCCGGGACGGCATCACCGGAGCGGGACTGGTGGAAGACTCCAACATCCTGCTGGAGACCATGCTGGCTTCTCTGAAATATGAGAACAAGATGGTGAAGACCGGCGGGAAAAAGGGCTTTTTGAAGACGAAAGGCCGTATCCGTCAGGAACTGCTCAATGATCTCAAGAAATCATGGAGATTACTGTACTCGAATGACTCAGACGAGACCATCGTGGTCCTGAATGACGGTCTGGAGTATCAGGACGCAGGTCAGACGGCTGTGGAAAGCCAGCTGAACCAGAACAAAGGCACAAACACGGAGCAGATCTACAACGTCTTCGGCATCGTGGCATCCATTTTCAACGGGAACGCTACCGAAAACGACGTGAAAGATACTGTGGAATTCGCCATCAAACCTGTTGCAAAGGCCCTGCAGACGGCCATCAACAGGTTTTGTTTATTAGAGGCAGAGAAGAACAGCCTCGAATTCGAGCTGGATCTGGACGATCTGGACATGACAAGCATCCTCACACGTTACCAGGCTTACGAAGTAGCCGTGAAGAATGGCTGGATGCAGCTGGATGAGGTCAGATATGAAGAGGGCAGAAACCCGTTAGGCCTCGACTTTGTAAGACTCGGACTTGACACGGTCATCTATGACCCGGCCAAGAAAGAGATATACACTCCGAACACTAAGGAGTGGGTCACTTTAGACCAGAAAAACATTAAAGAGACAGGAGGTGATGGAGATGAAAGCGGAGATCAGAGCGGACAAGAGCCAGATGACGATTAGTGGTTATGTGAATGTCGCAGACCGGAACAGCCGGACGCTGATGGGTCCGAGAGGGCCATTCGTGGAGAGGATCTCTCCTGGAACCTTTGGACAGGCCATTAAGAACAGCGAATCCGTGGGGCTGATGTTCAATCACCAGCGTATGCTCGGCGGTACCGATGAAGGAAACCTTGATCTGTATGAGGACAGCATCGGATTATATGCCAGGGCGACAGTCACGGACCCGGAAGTCATCGAGGAAGCTGTTCAGGGACACCTGAGAGGCTGGTCCTTCGGCTTCTTACCGCTTGCGGATGTTTGGGAGGATGGCGATCCGCCACATCGGTGCATCAATGAGCTGGAGCTCAGAGAAGTATCGATCCTGACTCTTACACCCGCTTATATCGCAACCAGCATCGAAGCCAGGGGCGAGGATGTGGTCGCAGTCGAATACCGGCAGGCAGGCGAAGAAATGGAAGTGACCATGCTGGAACCGGTACAGGAGGAGCGGGCAGAAGAGCCGGAAGAACCTCCTGAAGACACAAACAACTATTCGTTATCCCTAAATAAGTTAAAACTTGAATTAGAAAAAGAGAGGTATTAACACATGAACATCAAAGCGTTAATCGAAAAGAGAGCTGCCCTGCTGGAAGAAGCTCAGGGCATGATCACCACTTGCGAAGAAGAAGCAAGAGCACTGAACGAAGACGAATCCGTGAAGTATGCGGAAATCTTTGAAGAAGTAAGAAAGCTGAACGACACCATCGAAGCAGCTAAGAAGCTGAACGAAGAGTCCAGCGAAGAAGTAAGAGCTGCTGAACAGCAGGAAGAATCCGTGGAAGTAATGGAATACAGAGCTTTCGAGGCTTATGTAAGAGGCAACGCTGCTGAAATCAGAGCAAACAACCTGACACCGGCTACCAGCCCGGCTTCCGGCGGTGCGCTGATCCCGACCACCATCGCAAACAAGATCATTGCGAAGGTCTATGACATCTGCCCGCTCCTGGAAATGTCCACAAAGTACAATGTTAAGGGCAAGCTCCAGATCCCGTACTATGATGAATCCACCACAGCCATCACAGTTGCTTATCAGCAGGAATTCGTGGACCTCCAGTCCAACGTTGGCGCATTCACGACTATCGACCTGTCCGGCTACCTTGCTGGTGCACTGGCTCTGATCTCCAGAAGCCTCATCAACAACGCTCAGTTCGATATCGTCAACTATATCATCAACTACATGGCTTACGCCATCAAGAAATTCATTGAAGGCGAACTGATTCACGGTACTTCCGGCAGCGTAGCAGGTCTGTCCGGCATCACCACATCCGTCACAACCGCTTCCGCAACAGCAATCACCGCTGACGAAGTAGTTAAGCTGCACGATGCTGTGAAGGACGACTTCCAGGATGGTGCGATCTGGATCATGAGCCCGGCTACACGGACCGCTCTGAGACTGCTGCAGGATGTAAACCATCACTATCTGCTGAATGACGATATCTCCAGCCCGTTCGGTGCTACTCTGCTGGGTAAACCGGTATACGTATCCGACAACATGGACAACATCGCAACCGGCAAGACCACCATCATCTACGGCAACCCGGCTGGACTGGCTACTAAGTTCAACGAAGAGATCTCCATCGAGGTCCTCAGAGAAAGATATGCTCCTCAGCATGCTGTTGGTGTGATCGCATGGTTCGAATTTGATGCTAAGGTTGAAAACCAGCAGGCATTCGCTAAGCTGGTGCAGGCATAAGGGAGTGATCTGATTGAAGATCAAGGCTCTGAAAGGCTTTGTCGCCCGCAATCAGGAGACAGGAGACCTGTCCTCCTACATTGACGGGAATGTGTATGAAATTTCCTCCGACCAGGGGAAGCAGTTCATCAAAGAAGGGCTTGCGGAAGAATATTCCGTGGCTCCCAAAAAGGCAAAAGCTGAGAAAAAATAACGATTGGAGGCAGCGAACATGACAGTGAATGAACTGACTGCTGCAGACCTGGCATCATATGCCCGGTACACATTAGGGGCAGAGGAATTCGATTCGCTGCCCAAAGAAACTCAGAGGGATGTCGAGATGGCACTGGCAGCTGCCAAAGGCCACGTCCAGAGCTACACCGGGACGAACTTCGAAACGAACTTAGCTCCGGAGCTGGCGGTGGCCGTGCTGACCATCGGAGCGGAGATGCTGGACAACCGGCAGATGACCGCTCAGTACAGCACCCAGAACCCTATGGTGATGCAGATCCTGAACCTGCACAGTGAGAACCTGCTTCCGGAAGTGGAGGTGGAAGAAGATGCTGATTCATAACATGCAGCTTTCCACCCGCCTCAACCGGCGGTGCACTGTGAAGGTGAAGGAGAGATCATCCGAAAAGGACCGGCTTGGCCAGTACCCTATCGAAGAAAAGACGGTGTGCGAGGTCCCCTGCGGAGTAGTACCGCAGACAGGATCCATGCTCTCCGGAAGACAGGCCGAGACCATCCTCACCCGGACCACCCACAAAGTGATCATCCGATACCGTGATGATATCCGGGAGGAGATGTGGCTGATGATCGAAGGGGTCCGCTATGACATCCTCTATATCTTAGATCCGTATCTCCGGCACGAACAGCTGGAGATCTTCTGTGAGGTGAAGGACTTTGGCAGGAGCAGTATTTGATGCGCATGAGCTGGACGAGTTCAACCGCAAGATGCTTAACTTCTATTCCAGGGAATTCCCCGGAGAGGTCCGGAAGTTCATGAACCGGGAAGGCAACGACGGAAAACGGATCCTGCGCCGGTACACGAAGGCAATGACCCAGAAGAAGACCGGGAACCTGCTGAAGGGTATCGATAAAGGCCGTGTCCACAAGCGTGGGGACGACTGGCAGGTCCGTGTCCGGAACAAAGCACCTCATGCATGGCTTGTTGAACATGGTCACAACCTCCACACCGGAGAATACGTCCCTGAGCTGGGCAAAAGACTGGTATCCGACAGGGTATCCGGCAAACACCCGGCTGCAAGGGCCCAAAAG